GATCAAAAACTCTAGAACCAGATAGTAAAGTGGTTTGGTAAGAATAAGTAAATGACATTCTTATATTTTTATATATACTATATATACATAAATATAACAAGAGAGTAAATATTTTAAAATGTGTTTATTTTTGCCATGAAATTTCATTGACAAGAATTGAGGATAATAATCCAGATAAAATCGCATTTATTTTATTGTCAAATCTACATAATAGTAATCCAAATAAACTAAAATTTCTAAGTAAACTACCTAATTTAAAATTACCATTATAAATTAATGGTATAAAAACGACTAATGCTAACATTACCAAAGCAAATATTATGTAATATAATACGATACCAGATTCATATGCATTTACAATACCATAAATAAGGACTATAAGAATTACAAGACTTATAATAGTTAATCCTACGATTGGCAACCAATTTTTTTTGAAGGAGTCTAATGACTTTATTTTTGTTTTTCCCATTATTACATCTTCGATACCATTTGTTAAACTATCTATTTCTGATAATGATTTGAATTTTTGGAAAGCAAATGTTCCACCATAAAACATTAAAATAAATAATAATAAATTGGTTCCCTTGTTAATGGAAAATGTATTGGTACAATTTCCAAAAATAAAAATAAAAACACAATGTAAAAGTATTAGTTTAATATCTTTTCCTATAATTTCTTTTTGAAAGGGTTTTCTTTCAGATTCCGTAGTAATATATGGATAAACTACTAATTTTTGAAGGATATATCCGGAACAAAGAACTAATATATATATAATAACATTTACCATTTGTAATTTGAATGGATATTCTTCTGTGAAAATATTTTTTAGAGCATCATCTGTTGAATCTTTTTTTATTAAATTTATAAAATCTATTAAATAATCTCTACTATACATTCTAATTATATAATTTAGACAAAGAAAATAATTAAATTTGTAGTGTATCATTATTAACTTGGGGGTTCTCATCATTCTTTATTTCAATTATTATTTCCTCATTATCATTTTTACACTCATCGTTAATTTGTAATATGGATAGTCCTAGAGATAATACACTATTATCTTGTGTATTATCTTCTTTAATTAAAGACAAATTTTTATTACAAATATTTTTAGTATTATTATTTATGAGTTCTTCTGAACAATTATAATTATAATCAAAATTTATTTGTGATTTTTTTATTTTTTCTTGATGACTATCTGAAATATTTTCTGTTGGAACCATGCTAGCAAATGAACACATGTTTCCAACATTATTATTATATGAAGTATAATTTATAAAAAAATCAACAATTTTATTAGTATCTTTTCTTAATTTAAAGTACAATATATATGGAGTTATAATAAAACTAAATAATTCTTCTAGTAAAGAAAAAAACTTAATTTGGAAAAATTTTGAAAATTCTTGATAAGTATCGGTATGATATTCTTTATCTATCCAATTTTCTGGATAATAGTGCGTATAAAGTGAAACCCTTTTTAGTAAAACATCCGGTTTATATACTTTATCATCACTAGTTCTAATAAATTTACACAACCCAATTATTCCACCTAAAATACCAATATACCAAAGAACACTTTTACCAGAAGTAACCTCATTAAAAAGAATATCTTCATCTTGAATACTTATTATTGTTAAAAATATTATGAAAGAACTGGCTATAAATACTATGAATTGTTTTATCATAACACTAATTTTATTTGAAAAATGTGATATATATTTATTTGCATCATCATAACTCATATTTAATCTTTGCTCAAAAATATGTGGTAATTCGTTGTATTCGCGAAATTTCCATCTAGAATAATGTGAATATTGCCTTAAACCTAATAGATGTGGGTCCCTACGATATTCTTCAGCATATTTAAAAAAAAAATATGTCAATTGAAATAATAAAATAAATGGAAGACAAGTTAAATTTATAATTGTCATTGTTAAAAATCTTTTTCTTAATTCATCTTGTAATTTATTTAAAGTTTCCGCAGAAAATGATGAATTTGGTGTCTGTAGAAAAACTTTTTTTATTTGTGAATTGCTATCAAAAACAAAATTTGATATACATTTATGTATATTCCATTCTAAATATTTAGATAAAAATGAATATTCTCCATAAAAAGGAATATAAATATTTAAATCAAGAATATTTAAATCAACCATTGCAATAAAATAATTATTTTTACGCATAATACGATTAATTATGTCAAGTTTATTTATTTTTGTAAATAATTTATTATCACTTAATTCAATAAGCTTATCAATAATAGTAGACCATTTAGTAAATTTAATTTCTGTTTCATCTATATTTAAATTGTTAACATACCAATCTTTTACTTTTCTTGTTCTTTTTATTTTGTGATATGCTCCAGATAACTTATAAATGAATATAAATGAAGTCATAATCATACAAATTATAGTAAAAAATGAAGCATTTTTAATGTTTGAAATTTGTACTGCCTTTCTTAAATTATGTTCACTATATAAAGTATGGTAATCTACACATTCGAATAAAAATACTGAATATAATATTAGAAATAGTAATCCAAATATATTTAGGAGATTATCTATTAAAATACATAAAAATCCTTGTCCAAAATAATAATTATATATTTCAATCAAGAAATTATCATTTATTAGAACAGCATTATCAATGAACATTGATATATCTGGTGGTGTTGGAGGTCTATCATTATCATTTAATAATTGTGTATAACTGTCTTCTCGCATAATAGTTTGTATTTAAAATTAATTATGAACATAATTCTTAATTGAGTTATTGTTTATTGTTTATTTTATTTAACTAACAAAATTATCTATATATAAGTTTATATAGAAATAGATATGTTTAAACAATTAGACATAATTTTTAAAGAATTAGATAAAAGCAAACTTTTTTTATCAGTAATTTATCTTTTATATATTATTGGTGGGAAATACATTGAAGAACAAATCGGAGAAGGTTTAAAGGATGTTCTTAAACTTCCATGGATGAAAGGAGTTTTGATTTTTTGTGCATCATTTATTATTACTAGAAATTGTAAAATATCAGTTGGTGTTGCTGGAGTTGGATTTTTAATATTTAGATATCTTCTTCAAGAAGACAGTAAATATTGTCTTGTTAAAAAAAAAAAATAATTCAAGAAGATTGGTAAATTTGTATTATACAAAAAAATTTCATATATATTTAATACTAAATATATATGAAATTGTCATAAAATATATACACCTAAATTTTTACACTATATAAAAGTTTATTTAAATTATTTATAATTCTTCATCATCATCATAAAGTTCTTCATCATCATCAAAAAGTTCATCATCCATTTCTTCAAAAGCTTCAATCTCATCATCCATTTCACCCATATCTGGTTCTTCATCTTCGAAATCTTCTTCATCAAGAGATTCGAATGCTTCTTTTACTTCAGCGTCAGCCCAGAGTCCATTAAGAACCATGAATACAACAGCACATACTAATGCAACTTGGACGTTCTTTTCAGCAATATAAGCTAAAAGGAATACGTATAACATTCTGAAAATATCATTAGCAAGTAATTGTTTAATAAAGTTTGGTAAAGCAGGTCTTGCAAGACCACCATATAATACTAAGAATAAGGAAACAATTGTTCCTATATATTTGTTTTCTAATTGAGCAAGTAAATCGTTAAAAATTTTTGGTAAAGTCATTTGATTTTATATACTATATATAAAAGAAAAAATAATTTTTATAAAACTATATATTTAATTGTATTTATAATAAATTTCCGTTATTATTATTATTATTATGAAAATGTGGTTTCCCTTTTCCAGTTTCATTTCGACATATTGGACATTTATAACTATGTTGATTTAACCAAATATTAATACATTCTGTATGAAATCCATGATTACAGGGTAATATAGTCAATATTTCATCATTTTCATAAGGTCCTAAACAAATTGTACATTTTGTATGTACTCCCCTTTCTCTACACTCGTCATCGTATTTTATTTTTTTTAAATTATTTAGTTGCTTTTCTTCCAAAACAACTGGAATATCTTCCATAGCTCTTTCACTTCCACTCATTATACCAGAAATTATATTCCTAAAATTTCTCATAGATGGTTCTTGAAGTATTTCATTTCCAAGTAATCCAAATAATTGATCCGTTGTACTTGAAGCACGTGGGGCACGAGGAGGATTAGGAATATTAGAGGCAGATAAACTACTATTTACATTAATTGGCATAGGAATTTGAATAGGGGGACGACGACTAATTCGGATTCTACCATTACGTGATTCTAATTGGTCAGTAGTATTACTAGTACCTGTAGTATTATCTCGTCTTAATCTTCTAATTATTGGATTCTGCCTAACTGAGGATGTTACTCTGGCTCGCGATGATAACATATATTCTTGCTGTTGTAATTGTAAAGCATATTGAAAGTCTTCGTCATATGTATTTGTATTAGTTGCATTGTTTTCATTTTCTTCGTTGTTTATGTCTTCATCCCCATCTTCATCTTCTATACTTTCATCTAACATTCTACTGACTCTATTTCTCGTTCTTACATAATGATTATTTCGTAATTCTCTTCCCAAATTACCTGTTTGAATATATTCCATATAATCACTTTCTAACATAGGAATATTATTTTCAACTATATTTTCTTCACTTTTTTCTTCTTCAGGATTATTTTGTTCATCGTTACTTTCATCCATTTGGGAATTATCTATATTCATATCATTAACTACACTATTTACTACATCAAATAGTGATGAGATATTTGAATTATTCGGATTACTTGGATTACTTGGATTACTTGGATTACTAACTCTATTCATTAAATTACGATTACCCATTAAATTATTCATTACTTCTCGATTTAAATTGTTAATTAAATCATTAAAAGGATTTACCTGTGGAATATTATTATTATCCGTTGATGCTGATTCATTATTTAACATATTTTGTATAATATTTAACATTTCTACACTTCTATTCACAAAAATATCATCTCGGTCGTTTTGTGAATTACTTTGCACTTCTTCATTGTTATCATTGTTATCATTATTATCATTAAATGTATTATCATCTGAATTATTAGTATTAGACATTGTATTTGAATTATTATTATTATTATTATTTCTATTATTTCTATTTTCTATATCATTTAATGTCAATTCGTTATCAATATTTATATCATTTACAACATTTATATCAATATCATTTACGACATCTTCTATATCGATGTTGTTGTTTACTTCATCTCGGTTCTCGTTAGAATCATAATCTGGATTATTGTTTTCCATTTTATACTTTTAATATAGATATATATTATATTTATTAATATACCTTATATCAAAATAATGAATTATTTTAAAAAAAATTTAAATTATATTAAAATTGCTACATTTATTTCAGTACCAATTATTTTGTCGCAATATACAAGTCTAGGGATAATATCCGGATATATAATTGGTTCAGTAACAACTTTCGCATTTTTACTTGTTGTTTAATACTTCCTTATCCACATTTATAATCATTTTATATTATAATATAAATTATGTCAGAATCTGATAATAATGCTCAATTATTAGTTGGACCAAATTCAAGTTCAAGTTTAATAAGAAAGAATAGTAGTTTTTTAAGTAAAAAAATTACTTTAAGTGGAGATAATGATGGTGTTGGTTTACTATTAACAAATACCAGTGACACTTCTATAAAAAGTTTAGGAGGTGCTGACTTAAATGGTAAAATTGTTTGTCAGTCAATTGAAGATGTTACAACATGTCAAGATGACGGTACTACTACAACTCACGCATCTGTAGAATTACACGGTGGATTACATGTTGCAAAGACATTAAATGTTTCAAAAAATTTATGTGTTGAAGGAACTATTTTGAATAGAGATATGGCTACTAAAAATAATTTAGTTTCTAGTGCCGAATACATAACATTAGATGCATTATATGCTAAAAAACTTTATTGTATTAATATTCATGGTTTTTCTAGCGATCCCCCAGAAAATGTTACACAAACAACTCTTAGTGGTAATGGTATTTTAGATATAGTAATTGTTAGAAATATATATTGTCCTAATTTAAATGTATTAGAAGATGAATCAGTTGATATTGGAGTTTGTGGTGATTTAGATATTGATACTGTATTACATTATTATTTAGGTCCGAATTATACAGGAGAATACATATTAATAGATAATTTGTATGTTGATATGATATATTGTCCACACATACACACTGTTAGAGGAAGACCATTCGAAACAGGCTTTGGAGGATTTGGTAATGCATCTGCCGGAACAAATCTTGGAACTTCAGCATATATTGGAGGAATACAATCATTTGATTCATGGAAATTTGATTTAGATACTGAAACTAAAAGACTAAAATTACAACAATTTAGTGGAGAACTTGATACTTATATAGATCCATTAAGTGAACATAGAATATGGATATCTTATAGAGATTTTGATTTTTTAAATGGCAATTGGTCTGTGGTACGAGAAGAAGGAAGTAATAATGCAATAAGTTATTTTTTACAAAAAACACCTTCTAATGAAATATCATATATTGTTTCAGATATTACTATGAATATTAAAGGAGCATTAACAAAAGGATTTTTCTTAAAAAATATATACATCTCATATGAAATTAGTGATCAAGAAATTGAAGCAATTGATGTAAATGTATCAAAAAAAGTATTCGATAGAGAAAATCCAAATGGAAGTAGCAGTTCCACTTACATTCCCTCTTCAAGTGATAATTTATCTGAAGGAACTCAAATTGGTAGTCATTATCGCTATGTTTCTTTTAGTCAAACAAATTATGCTAATTATCATCAAATTTTTACTCTTGAACTAGCATGTAATACTAAGACTAATAGTGTATTTAAATTTCATGGTTGTTTTATTGAATATGATAAAGATGAACAAATTATTTAAATTGCGATTCTGTTGAACCATGTTCTAAAGATTTAGTAACACATCCAACTAATGATAATACTTCATCTAATACTTCAGCACCACTCCATTTTTGATGTGTTAAAAGTTCCATTCCATCATTTCTTTCTTGTCTTTGAATATCCCTTACATATGCTAACATACCTTCTTTACTATATGCTTCGGCAAATCTTCTAGTCGCTAAACCATTTAAATGGAAACCAGCTAATGTAATAAATTGCCAACAATATCCATATGTTGCTAAAGTTTTAATAAATTCGCTAAACTCTTTATCATTCATTTGGGTATTATCCCAATTAAATGATGGAGATAAATTATATGATAAAAATACGTTAGGATGTTGTGCCAAAATTTGTTCTGATAACCATTTTGCCTTTTCAAGTGTTGGAGTACTAGTCTCACACCAAAGCATATCACAATAAGGAGAATAAGCGATTAAACGAGAAGCAGCAAATTCAAATCCTCCACGAATTTTATAAAATCCTTCTGGACTTCTTGATAAATCCCAATTCCAATCACATGTCTTATTTGTTTCTTTTTCGAATGCTTGTTGATTTTCAATGCTCCAAAAATTATATTTATTTAATGTTTCTTCACTTGGTGTTGTTAATAACATACAAGCAGCTTCATTGAATGTACATTCTACAATTTGATTATTTATTGTCATTTTACCCATAATAAATGGTTTATCTCTATTATCAAAATTACTGTTAATATATTGAGCACTTACAGCATCACTACGGGCAACTAAAATTAATTCACTTCCCATAATATCCGCTTGAAGACGACAAGCTTTAAGTCTTTTAATATGTTCACTCGTTGATACAAGAACCTTTCCTCCCATATGACCACATTTTTTTGTTCCTGGGCATTGATCTTCAATATGAATACCAGCAGCCCCTTTCTCAATAAACATTTTTGTTAATTTCATAATTGCTGTTGTACCACCGTGTCCTGTATCTGCATCTGCGATAATAGGTCTATAATAGTCAATATTTGTGTCTGAACCATTGTATCTTTGTAATCTTTGTTTTTTATCATGAAATTGTTGAGCTTTGAAAATCTGATCTACTTTATTTGGAAGAGTATCCATTGGATAATCAGCTAAATCTGGTCCAGGTTCATTATTTGTTGAAGCTGTGGATGCAGATTGCCAACCACTTATATAAATTGTTTCTAAGTATGGACACATGTGAACTACTTGAACTGGATCTAAACAACCAAATGTAGAAGTACAAGTTCCATTTGCTTTATGCTTTGTTAATAAATTAAATAACTTTTTTGACATCACATTACTTACATATTGTGTTTGATAAGTTGAACGCAATTTCCAAACATCAATTGCCTTATAATCTCTATTATATCTACTAAATCGCGATTTATTCATCCATTGTTGAATAGACGAAATTTCGTCCATTTCAGAATCAGTTAATTCAATACTCATTATTTATATAATATAAATAATGAGTGTTGTTAAATACTTATTATATTGATATAGTAATTTTTATTTAAAATATCTAATTTTGAAAAGCATCTATAATATTTTTATGCTTGGGATTACTGAAAAGAATTTTACGATTAGCATTCATTTTTTCATCTTTAATAATATTATTAAAAATACTATTACATGATTTTCCAGATAATCTTTGAATTATAAAAAATAAACTATAAATACCACATTCTGAACCACTAAATTGATGTTGTTTTTTATTTATTATTGTAACTGGAGATAAAACTTTAATATCTTTACATTGTTCTACTAATTTATTTATTAAATCAGTAATTTGTTGAGGTGGCTCATCTCCGGTTGAATCAAAAAAACATATAGTTTTGTCATTTAAATCAATAAACATCGAAATCCAATGTTCTCCTGGCATATCATGAGGATCTGTATTAAAAACAATTCCAATTCTTTTCTTTTTTTTTACTAAAGTTTTTAAATTTATTTCCCCAACTTCTGTTAAAATTTCATCAAAATCTATTGGAACTGGACCTAAAAATATAAAATCAGGATATTTTTCTTCATACTGAACCATAACATCAGCAATATCAATTGAACTTAACCAATCATATTTACCTTTTGGTGATGGGGGTTTAAAAAATTTTCTTATCAAAGTTTTTATTTCCTCACTACCTTGCCACCTATCATCATTTAAAATGCAAAAATCAATCGTATCATAATTTTGACAAAATTTATTACTTAAATCTTTAACTAAATCTTTTTTATTTTGAGTGAGTTTTATTTTCCCTATATTTGAATTTGTTTTAGTATTATATGCTCGGATTATTTTTCTTAATGCATCTGTAGTAAAACAAGAATTTTCATAAGCATTTGTAGGAGAACACATTTTTTTATTTTCAATAATAGGGTTAGTATTTCCCCCCTTTTGTTTATTTTTATTGATTCTTTTTCTTTTTTTTGCGGAACTACCTTTCTTTGTTTTGTTTACCTTCTTTATTTTAGGCATAATTAACTATTATTATATTTATAATAGATATTTTAATACAATGTAAATAATCTGTTTTTAAAATTGAGTTATATTATTTTTAATTATTAAATTAATATAAATATTAAAATAATAAGTATAATTATTAAAATATACAATGCGAGTTATTAAAAGAAATGGAAAATTTGAGGATGTATCCTTCGATAAAGTAATCAGACGAATTCGTAATATCGCTGCTAATTGTGGTGGTCTAAATGGTGTAGAATTAGATGAAATTGCTCAAAAAATTTGTAGTCATATTTTTGATGGTGTAAAAACTTCTGAATTAGATGAACTTACGGGAAGACTTGCGGCATCAATGATAACTCATCATCCTGACTATGGCGTGTTAGCTTCACGTATTGTTATTTCAAATCATCAGAAAAATACCTTAAATACATTTTCTGATAAAATGATGTTATTATATCATAACACAGAATGTTTATCCAATGAATTTTATACTAATTTAAAAAAATATAAAAATCAAATTGATAAACATATTGATTATGATAGAGATTTCTCATATGATTATTTTGCTTTTAAAACTTTAGAAAAAGCTTATCTACTTAAAATTAAAAGTAAAATTATTGAAAGACCACAAGATATGCTTATGCGTGTATCTCTTTTCCTTCATGGTAATACCGGAATTGATAAAGTACTACGATGTTATAATTTTCTATCTAACAAATATTTTATTCATGCTACCCCTACTTTATTTCATGCTGGTTCTCCTAAATCTCAATTACTTTCTTGTTTTTTAATTGGAACCAAAGACAGTATTAAAGGTATTTATAAAACAATAACTGATTGTGCACAAATATCAAAATGGGCAGGTGGAATTGGCGTACATGTGTCAAATATTCGTGCTGGTAATAGTTTAATTCGTGGAACTAATGGAAGAAGTGATGGTATTATACCAATGCTTAAAGTTTATAATTCCACAGCTCTTTATGTAAATCAATGTATTCTCCCCGATATTATCGTTTATTCAAAAGGTGGATTTAAAAGAATGGACGAAATTACAACAAATGATTATTTAATTACAAAAGATGGTAGTTTTAAAAAAGTGAATGAAATTATAATAAATCAAAAAAATGAAGAAATTTTACATATAAAAACACAACATGGAATTGATCCACTTAAATGTACTAAAATTCATGATATTTTAACAATTAAATCTACCAGAAGAAATGGATTTAAAAGAACTATTGATAAGTTAGATAGAGGTGTTTATAAAATGAAATTTATAAAAGCAGATGAATTAACACAAGAACATTTACTTGGATTTCCTATACCAACTTATGAAAATGATATTGATAATTTTACAGAAGATAATGCAAGAATGTATGGTATTATTTTAGGAGATGGTTCAGTAATACATCATAAAAAGGGACAAAAGGGGTCTTCTCGTTATCAAATTAGTTTAAATAATGATAGTAAAAGTGATACTATGGATTTTGTTTTAAATTATTTAGAAGATAGAAATATTCATTATTGGATAAATAATGAAGCAGAAGTTTGTTGGACATACAATCCAGTAAATATTAAAAAGATAAATATCACTGAAGAAATGATTTATGATGAAAATAGAGAAAAGATATTAATTCCATCATTTTTACATTTACCGAAAAATAAAATAGCAATGATATTAAAAGGATTAATAGAAACTGATGGTTGTATTACATCAAGTGGTATTTGGTTTATGTCAACATCAAAAAATTTAATATATTCAACAAAATATTTATTACTTCGTTTTGGAATTTTAGCATCGGTTCAAACAGTTGATAAAGTTGGACAAACTATGAGTTATAATAAACATAATAGACCAATTATATCAAGAAAAATAAGTTATTCTTTAAGAATGCCGAAAGTTAAAATATTAAAAGAAAATAATATATATTCTAAAGATTTTAAAGAAGCAAAAATAAAACAATATTTTACTTATGATAATATTATTTGGAGTAGAGTAAAAGAAATTACTAAATCCGATTATTCTGGGAAAGTTTATGATTTTAATATGGAAGATAATCATAATTATCTAACCGATAATGGATTAGTTCATAATTCAGGGAAAAGAGCTGGTAGTTTCGCTATATATCTCGAAACTTGGCACGCTGATATTTTTGAATTTTTAGATTTAAAGAAAACACATGGAGATATGGAAAAACGAGCTCTTGATTTATTTTATGCTATGTGGATTTCTGATTTATTTATGGAAAGAGTTGAAAAAGATGAAATGTGGTCTCTATTTTCACCAGATGAGGCAAAAGGATTAACTGATGTATATGGAGATGAATTTGAAGAATTATATGTAAAATATGAAAAAGAAGGAATTGCTCGTAAAACTGTTAATGCAAGAAAACTTTGGAATGCGATTTTGACTGCACAAATTGAAACTGGTACTCCTTATTTACTTTGTAAAGATGCTGCGAATAGAAAGACAAACCAAAAAAATTTGGGAACAATTAAGTCGAGTAATTTATGTGTTTCTCCTGAAACATTAATCCTTACTGATAAAGGTCATATGGAAATACAAGAATTAGAAGGACAAAATGTAAATGTCTGGAATGGTTTAGAATTTAGTAATACAAAAGTATTTAAAACAGGAATTAATCAAGAATTAATGGAAGTAACGTTTAGTAATGGATGTTCTTTAACTTGTACTCCATATCATAAATTTTATATTCAAGAAAAATTTATTAGAAATAAAAAAGATATAATTAATCACAAAAATGTTAAAACTATTGAAGCACAACATTTAAAACCTGATATGAAACTCATTAAATGTGAATTTCCAGTTATTGACGGAAAAGAAGAGTTAAAATATGCGTATACTAATGGATTTTTCTCAGGTGATGGTACTTATAGAAATATATATAATAAACAAATTGAAAGAAAATGTTCTTATAAATCATTAAATAATAAAGCATATTGTGGACATCATATTGCTTATCAGGTTTCAAATGAAATAAGTGAATATTGTCAAGCACTTTCAAAAACTAAAAATCCTTATGTTTATTTATATGGAGAAAAAACAAAATTATTAGAACATCTTGATTATATTAGTCATGGTAAAGGAGAGAATGATTGTTTATGTGTTAAATTAAATCCTGATTTGAAAGAAAAATTTTTTGTCCCAGTTAGAGGTTATTCTATTAAGAGTAAAATGGAATGGCTTGCTGGAATTGCCGATGCTGATGGGACTATTGGTAATGGTGGAATTACAGTTTATATTTTTTCTATTCATAAAGAATTTTTATTTAATATATATCTTATGTTACAAGAATGTGGATGCAATTCAACAATTAAAAAAAAGCATGATAGTGGTAAAAGATATTGGCCTAATAGAAATAAAACTTATAAAATGGAATCTTTATGGATGTTAACTATTTCATCCGTATCAGTACAAAAATTATTAAAATTTGGTTTCAATCCTAAAAGATTAAAATTAGTTAATCGTAAAATAAAAGCTGATTTATCAAAATTTGTAAAAATTACTAATACAAAAAAATTAGAGCGGAAAGCAGATACATATTGCTTTACAGAAAGTAAAAGACATGCTGGTATTTTTAACGGTGTTATTGCATCGAACTGCGCAGAAATATTAGAATATTCCGATGATAAGGAATATGGGTGCTGCACACTCGCGTCAATTGGTCTTCCAAAATTTGTTGAAGATGGTAAATTTAATTATGAAAAATTAATGGAAGTTGTTGAAATTATGATTGACAATTTAAATATTATTATTGATAAAAATTTTTATCCTGTACCTGAGACGAAATTATCAAATAAAAGACATAGACCATTAGGATTAGGAGTACAAGGATTAGCAGATACGTTTGTTTTACTTAGATATCCATTTGATTCCCCAGAGGCTAAACAATTAAATAATGATATTTTTGAATGTATTTATTATACTGCTTTAAGAAAATCTTGTGAATTATCAAAAAGAGATGGTCCTTACTCTACATTTAAAGGCTCACCTTTGTCTGAGGGAAAATTTCAATTTGATCTTTGGGATGAAGAACTTAAAAATATTTCATACAAAAGAACATTTGAAAAAACTAAATTATCTGATAAATATGACTGGGAAGGATTGAGAAAAGATATTATGGAACATGGTGTTAGAAATAGTTTATTACTTGCTATGATGCCTACTGCTTCTACTGGACAAATTTTAGGTAATACTGAATGTATTGAACCAATTACAAGTAATATCTATACAAGAGGAACTAGTTCTGGGACATTTGTTGTTGTTAATAAATTTTTAATTAATGATTTAATTAAAGAAAATCTCTGGTCACCAGAAATGAAAACACGAATTATTAGAAACAGAGGAAGTATTCAAACTATTACTGAAATTCCTTTAGAATTAAGAAAACTTTATAAAACGTCTTGGGATCTTAAAATGAAAGTATTAATTGATATGGCCACAGATAGAGCCAAGTATATCGATCAAACTCAAAGTATGAATTTGTTTATTGAAAATCCAACAATTCGTAAATTATCTAGTATGTATTTTTATGCATATAGAAAAGGGCTTAAAACTCTTGTCTATTACTTACGACAAAAATCCCCGGCATTCGCACAACAATTTAGTGTTGAACCAGTTGTTACTAATAAAGAAACATTTGTTGAAGAAATTAAAGAAAAAGAAGAAAAAGAAAATACTTTTCTTAAAAAGGTTTTCCTTAAAGAGAAAAATAAAACTACTACTGCTACAAAATCTCTTGGAAAAGATGATGAAGAATTAGAGGCAGTAAAACAACTAATGTGTTCAATTAAGAATGGACCAAATTGTGAATCATGTATGGGATAAATTATTGGAAGTATTAACATAAAAAAAAAATAAAACCAGATAAGAATTTTATTTTAATATTAATTATAAATAAAAATGTTGTTTTCAATTACCTGGAAAATGTTTGATAATACTAAATTAGATTGCTATCGTGCTTTTATGGCAATGACACCAGAAGATGATGTAGCTGATGCTGGTAAAGGTGTAACAATTGTAGGTAGATGGCACACTATTGGAAATGGTTCTGGTGTATGTATTGCTGAAACAGATGATGTTGCTGCTTTAAATTCTTGGATGGTTAACTGGGCAGGTCTTTGTGATATTACTCTTAGTCCAGTCACTGATGACGCCACCACTCGTGCTGTTCTTAATGGTAAATTGGCTACTCCTGCTGCTTCTGCTCAAACTACTTCTACTTAATTTTTTTTATTAGCAAATATACATTTATATTGAAAAATTATTTTTTAATATAAATATATAAATTTAGTTAAATTAAATGGATAAGAAACAACTTGGTCAGTTTTATACGACAAATTTTGATTATATTTTAGAAAATATTGAAATTAAAGATTTTAAGGATAGAATTTTTATAGAACCATTTGCTGGAAATAATGATTTGATTAAATGGGTAGAAAAAAAACAAGATGTAAAAATAAAAAAATTTGATATTGATCCAAAAGATGATGACACTATTAAACAAAATACTTTATTAAATCCACCTGATTATACGGATAAAGTAGTTATTACTAATCCGCCATATTTAGCAAAAAATAAATCGAAATCCAAAAATAATAAAATTTTATTTAAAAAATATAAACAATCTGATTTATACAGAATCTTTATATATCAATTAATTCAAGGAAAATGTTATGGGGGGGTGATTATAATACCTTTAAATTTTTTTTCTTCTTTACGAAAGCAAGATATTAAATTAAGAGCAAATTTTATACAAAAATATGATATAAATCAATTGAATATATTTGAAGAGCGAGTTTTTAGTGATACATCATATACTGTATGTTGTTTTAAATTTATTAGAAGTGATACAGAAAAAAAATCCAAAAAAGTAAAAACTACATTTTATCCAAAAAAAGAACATAAAATATTATTATTCCAAGATGAAAATGATTATTTAATTGGTGGCAATATTTATAAGTTCGGAGAAAAAGAAAAAAAATATTTTATAATTGATAGATTAACTAAATCTAACAAAACAAATTATATAACAACAAATATATTTGCAAATTTATTAGATGGTGGAACTGATAATAGTAGAATAAAACTCACATATAAAAAAACACATTATATTGGAAATCAAAGTGATAGAGTTTTTGCGACAATTATTATTAAACCATTACAGGATATAGATAGATATCAAAATTTTTTGAATACTAAAGAAAATCAAATTAAAATAATTGAAGAATTTAATCAAATTTTAAATGAATATCGTGAAAAATATCATAGTCTTTTTTTATCTAATTATAGAGAATCTTCTAATGGAAATGGTCGTAAAAGATGTTCATTTGGATTATGTTATGGTTTAATTCGTCATATTTTATATAAAATACAAAATTAAACAATGTTTTATTTTAAAAATTTTATATTTTTATTTCAAATGAAGGTAAATATTATAATGAAAATGGTTATATATCAATTTTAGTTAAGACTATTTTGGTTATTAATATTATGTGATCTTATGATAGATGTTGGTACAACTTGTTCTGTAATATAATAACGATTCCTCAGAATTTGTTCATGACTTAAGTGTAAATTTTCTAATGCATTTATTTTTGTTGGTGCCATCATTTCGAAAACAGATATTTGATATTTTGTTCGTTTTAGAGGAGGTATTAGTTTAATTCTTGCGCGAATTATTTGACATTCTTTGATAAATCGTTTTCGATTTATGTTATACATAATAAAATCAGACATTTTGATATAATTTGTTTATAAAATTGTAACTATTTTAATCTTTAATTAAAACAATTTCTTAATAATAAAAATTAAAAATAAAATTGAATTATTTATTTTTAATTTTTATTACTATTTATGTCAATTATCATGTTTTCCAAAAATTTTAAAACTTTAAATCTTTTTAATAAAAGATTTTTTACTAATACTCTTAATCCAGAGTACTATAAATCAAAAAAAGTCTTTAATTTAGAAAAACAAAAAATATTTAATCGGAATTGGATACCAATTGGATATACAAGTGAATTAAATAATAATACAATCTTGGCAAAAAAATTTGGAAATGTTGAAATATTTATTACTAAATCAAAAGATGGTGAAATCAAAACATTTTATAATACTTGCCGCCATCGTGCAAGTAGATTAGTTAGAAATGATTGTAATAAGAAAACCATTATTTGTCCATATCATTTATGGAAATATTCACTTGATGGAAAATTATTGGCAACACCGCGTTTTAATTGTCCAAATTTTAATAAAGAAGAAAATGGATTATATGAAATTAAAACATCAGCATTTCGTAATATAATTTGTATAAATTTCGATAATAATTGTGGTGATATTTATGAACATTTTGGAAATGTTACAGATGATATTAAAAATTATCCTTTAGAAGATTGTAAAATTGTTAGATATAAACAATATGAGATAAATGCTAATTGGAAAACGTTACAAGATAATTTTCTTGAATATTATCATTTGCCTTCTATTCATCCAATATTAGTCAAATCTTCTGGAATGAATCAACATTCTTATACATCTAGAGGAAAAAACGGAAAATATATTGGATATAAAACAGATCCAATTACAAATTGTGATGCTCCAATTGAACCAAAATATATGGATATTTTTCCAAACTTGACTGATTCTGAAAAACAAATAGCTCATTTTCATACATTATTTCCAAATATGTTTTGGTTTCTTTTACCAAATCACTTTTTTTGTGTTATTATTGAACCAATATCTGAAACAAAGACAATTGAACACGCATCATTACATGTTCATAATAATCAAAATGAGAATAATGAACAAATAGAATTAATTTGGAAATATTGGGATAGAGTTAATCAAGAAGATATTGATATATGCGAAGAAGTACAAAAAGGAATGTATTGCCAGCATTATAAAACTGGTGTTTATGTTCCACAATATGAAAAGAATGTAGAAGTATTTCATGATATGATAAATACGAGTCTTGAAAGTTAACGAATTTCGATTTGTATATCATCATGATAATCAGTTTGTGTAGAATTATCTTGAGTTATTGTTTTTTTACCATATTTATAATAATATGCCATTATGCTTGTAGAACAACAATAAGCAGCATTTAGTATCATTAATAATATTAAGTTTAATGCTGCTGAATATATCAGAAATAATATACTTAATGTTAGCATCGCTCCGATATAAATACCTGACACACCTTCAACTGTTTTATATTTAATAGTATGATATGATTGTGAACCATTGGCTAATAAGGAAAGTATTAGTCCTATTAATCCAATTATAAAAGCTAATTTATTATCTGTATCATTTGACATGTTTTTGATATATTTGATTTTTTGTGAAATAATATAATATCATAATGTTCATTTTTAATTATGATTTAAATTCTTTCATGAGGATTATTATAATAATTTCTTGAACGATAATTCCGTATCCAATAACAAAATAATATTGAACTACATAGTAAATAACTACAATTTAAACTTATTATCATTAATAAGTTTAAATGTATTCCATACCATAGGAAAAATATTCCAATGAAAAATTCACATATAATATGTATGATAGATAAACCATCTGTAGTTTCATATTTTATTGTATGATATATCTGAGATATATCTGATATTAGGGATAATATATTTACTATTATCCCTAATATGTTACCAATACTATCTTCGGCAAATACCATTTAATTATTATTATAATTAAATATTTATATCATATTTTTAATTTAACAACCTTTGCATCCACCACCTGGAGCAGCACCTGGTCTAACATAACTTCCTGGAAAACAACCGCAACTTGCATTACAAGGACCGGGATGAGGATTTGAATGCCATGAAAATACTTTTCCAGTACCATCAAAGTGTTCTACATTGCTAGTATTATTTATATAAGATTCTTGTTGTGTTTTTTGTTTATATAATAAAAATGCTCCTCCACATATAATTATCATTATGATGATTAAGAATGTTCTAGATTTGTTTTTAAATAATAATTTTTCGATGTAATTAACTGTTTCTTGAATATATAACATGGTTTTAGTATATATCTAATAGTAACAAAATAATTCTTGAGTGGTTTTGAATATTTATAACAAAAAAATAAAATTAATACTAATAATGATGTATATCTGAATATTTTTCTTAATTTTATGCGATATCTTATTCTATCAATTTCAGTATTTAATTCTTCTTTTTTAAAATTTTCCATAAGTTTCATATATTGAAAGAAAGCAACTAATTTTTTCATCTCATTATAATTATTTACATAATCTTGTTTATTTTTTTTCAATAACATTAATTTATATTTAATATTAATGATGTCCATTTTATTGTCGAAATATTTATCAACTGGTAAATTTGCTTTTGATTCCATTTTATATATATATAAAATACAAAAATTATATAGTTTAATATGATAATTCACTTAAATAAATAAATATATATAATAAATTATATACTAAATATGGGCAATTTATTATCATACATTACATATTCAAATAATCGCACTTATGGGTGGAAAAGAGATCTACACGATTGTAGAGATCATGTTCACAACTTTAATGCTAACTTTGATAGTTCAATTGATTTATCACCAAATGGTCCTAAAGAAATATATGACCAAGGTCATTTAGGATCATGCACTGCAAATGCTATTGCCTATGCTTATGAATATGATGAATATAAACAAAATGAAGGTAATAAGTTTACACCATCACGATTATTTATTTATTATAACGAACGAGAAATAGAAGGAAATATTAATACAGATTCTGGAGCAGAAATTAGAGATGGTATTAAAACAATTAATAAAATTGGTGTATGTCCCGAAACTTTGTGGCCATATGATATTTCACAATTTACAGTCAAGCCTAAGTATGAGTGTTATGAAATGGCTAAACATCATAGAAGTATCCAATATAAACGTGTTTTACCAACACTCGAACAATTAAAATCAGGATTATCAAATGGATTTCCTATTGTATTTGGATTTATTGTATATCAATCATTTGAATCAGAAGAAACTGCTAAAACAGGTATAGTTAAAATGCCAGAGCAAAGTGAAAAAGTATTAGGAGGACATGCTGTAACTCTTGTTGGTTATGATGATACTAAAGGAACATTTAAGGTACGAAATTCGTGGTCAGCAAAATGGGGAGATAAAGGATATTGCTATTTTCCATATGATTACATAACTGATTCTAATTTATGTTCAGATTTTTGGACAGTTCAAAAAATAAATGATGATGAATAATTTTCTAGGTTTAAATATATATTAAGATGTTTTTAAAAATATTAAAAGATTTAATTATTACCATTATAATTCTTGTAGTTTCTTTATATAGTTCTAAATATATAGTTAAGAATTTTAGCAAGATTTTAGAATTTTTAAAAGATAGTTTTCAAAAAATTTCTAAAAATGTAACCGATAAAGTATCACAAAAAGAAATAAAAAGTGAAAGTGCAAATGAAAGTGAAATTAAAAATCAAACTTTTCCAAATGCTGAAAAAGAAGCCTTTGCATTGTTTTCTTGTTTAAATAAATATCAAATTATTGATAATAATAAAAATATTATTTTTAATGAACTTCGCCATTTATTAAATCTCATGAATGTGACATCAACTGACGTTGATAAAATAGCATCTGTTGGTATTACAATGTCTGCTGGTGAAACATCCAGTGAAAAATTTAACAGAATTGATAATAATGAAAATAAATTTATATCAACTTCTGAAATAAAGGCAATGTTTTTACCATCAGATGTTGAAAAAGTTATGTTAGAAACTTGTGGTACAAAATTTAGTGATGTTTTCACTAATATAGATGAATTAGTTTCAAAAGTATTTGAATATGGTGATAAAAATAATGACCAACAAATAAGTTATGATGAATTTAAGACTATTTATATGATACAATTATTACGTTTTTATAAACGATTAGAACCATCTTTCAATTTTCATGTTATAGATAAATTATTTCAATAGATTATTTAAGAAATTACTATTAATTATATTTAATAAAAATATGATTAATTGTATTTTTGAATATTATAATAAATTTGGTAATAGAGATTATATTGGAGAAGAAGTATCTCAAATTGAACATATGACATAATCTGCTATGTTAGCAGAAAATGATAATCAGAGTGTTGAAGTAATTCTTGCCTGTTTTTTTTATGATATAGGACATTTAATAGAATTTAATGAAACAATGGGAAATTATGGAACGAAAAATCATGAAAAAATTGGAGCAAATATTATTTACACCCTTGAAGTTTTAAAATGCCGGTTTTTATTATATAAGTTTATATATATGTCAAAGCATAAAAGTGAAGATTTTAAAATTAGTGCTGTAGAATAC